CTTTAAGTGTCATAGGTTCGACCTTTAATTTCTGGACAGGTTCGTACCCTTGACCTTGCGCAAGGACAGCATATTGCTGCGCCTTGTTATCTTCGGAACGTCCAAAAGCAACGGTTACCTCATTTTTAATAAGATCACCTAGTCCGTTCTCACGAAGCCATGTATATGCCTCCTCCTTTTTATCTGCAGGTATGGAAGCACCATAGACAGGTTTAACTTCTACCGAAGTCCCGTCATGTAATTTTAATGTTGAGATGTTCATCTCTTGCATCATTGTAGGTATTACCTCAGCTGATACTAGTTCTACTTTTCTTTTCATCTCTTTATATTCTTGTTCTTTAACTAAAAGCTCTTCTTCTAGTTCTTGTAGTTTTACTACTTGATCAGATAATTTTTTGGCATCATTAGCACCATCCAACTCTTCTCTTTTTTCTTGTTCAAAGTCAATCGACATTGATTTCTCCTTTCTCGTATAAGTTTATTTTAAGAGGATAATACATTTTTTCTTGTCTATCCCATTTCAACAAATTAAATTTGCCGTTTGTAATTTCAGAAACTATAGAACATGCAATTCCAATTATTGCTGGATCACCTGTTAATAACAAATGGTCATCCTCAGTATAATCTTTTAATAACTTTCTCAGTTTAAAAACTAATGGTCCTGGTGAAAATATTATTTGTGAAAATTCTGGAAGTAAAAATTTAAACTCTCCATATTCTCTTGCACTCATAATATTTATTTTAGGAGTGTTAGCTTTTGTTCCCGGTAATTCTTGAATTACGTATACTATTTTTTTTCTTTCTGTCATTGACATTAGATATAGGATGTTCTATATATCTTGTCAACTAGAAAGAATAAATATTATGAACTATAAATTTAAAACGACGCCTTACGCTCATCAATTAAAAGCGTTAGAGCTGTCATGGGAAAAACCATACTTTGCTTATTTTATGGAAATGGGTACAGGTAAATCAAAAGTATTAATAGATAACATTGCTATGTTATATGATACCGGTAAGATTAATGGTGTTCTAATTGTGGCACCAAAAGGTGTATATAAAAATTGGTATGATAGTGAAATTCCTACACACATGCCGAGTCATGTAGAGTATGAAGATTGCTTATGGCAATCAATGATTAATAAAAAACAACAAGCAGAGTTAGATAAAGTTTTTGTTCCTGGAGAAGACCTCCATATTTTAATTATGAATGTAGAAGCTTTCTCTACTAAAAAAGGTGTAGAGTTTGCAGCTAAATTTTTAAGATGCCATAGAACTATGATGGCTATTGATGAGTCTACTACAATAAAAAACCCAGATGCAAAAAGAACTAAACACATATGTTCTCTTGGTGAATACGCATCGTATAAAAGAATATTAACAGGGTCTCCTGTTACTAAATCGCCATTAGATTTATACAAACAATGTGAGTTTCTTAAAAAA